CGAAATACGACCAGTCCATCTTCGCCGACGCGCTGTACGGCTGTGGGGCCATGCGATGTTCTTACGTCAAGCGTGAGGACCAGACAACCGACGTCGTTCTGCTTTCGCAACAAGTCTACGGTCATGCCGTCGAGTCGTACATCGTATGTGACGGTGGGTTCATCATCGTCAAGCGTGGCGGCAACCCCAGTGGGTGTCTCAATACCGCTGCCGACAACACCATGATCATTTTTCGTTTGTACGTCATGGCCTGGTATCTTCGCCCCATGGGTGGACTCAATGGTTACGACTTCACTGGCTTCTTCAACAACACCGCTATGCGTGCGTACGGTGACGACGTTCTCGTTGCGTTTTCGAAGATCGCTCTCGAACAAGGTTTCACTATGTCGCACGTGTGTCACGTCATGAGTGATTTGCTCATGGAAGCGAAGCCCGAGCTCTCTGAGTTCGGTGCCATCAGTGACGTCAAGTTTCTTTCACACGGGTTTCGCCTCGAGTCTGGTGTCTTCTTCCCGACACCTGACCCACTCAAAGGACTCGCGAGTCTTCTTTACCACCCTGCTGCCCAGGGCAGTTCTACTACTGGAACTGACCTTCTCGAGAAAGCTGCTGGTATTCTTATCGACCAGTTTTGGAATTTCGACACTCGACGCATCGTCCGTGGATACTGCGAATGGATTGGGCGTCGTTACAACGTCGACACCGCTGCTCTTCCGTACTTACTGTCTGATGCTACGATCACGTACTTGTACACCGGGATCGAAACCTTAAATTCCCGTTCATCGGTGGAGTTCATGAAGCCGATTTCGTCGCCTTTCATGGGCGACACTGTGTGCATTTACGAACAAGATCGCATCGGACTCCTCGGGGGCGGTGCCAACAAAGGTGATGGACCGATGACTAAGGTCCAATTCAACGAGTACGTTCAGCGTCACTTCCGTACTTCACCTAAGTGGGATTTTGACACTGGGGTCGACCATAAGTGTCGTGCTCGTGTGCAGTTCGCTGGCGTCGAAGTCGGTTCAACTGCTTTCTCTCGTGTCGAGGCTGAGTCCACTTGTTTGGAGATGGCCGTCGCACGTGTCGCGAAGATGGTTCCTCAAATTGTCGTGTCTGATGAATCCATGTCGACTGAAGGACACATCGACTGGAAATCTCGACATGACATTGTCATGGCCGACTGTCACAAGCTGGCTCTTGAGAACGAGCGTC